CGATAATGTGCAAGGCTCATTCATACAGTGAATATCAGGAAGTGACGGCCGTAGGTGTTCAGGTGGCTAAGCTTCGGCAGCGGCTATCTGAATTAGAACGGAATGAAAAAGAAAATGACTAAAGAAGAACTGAAACAGGAAGCAGAAGAATTTATACAAAGATATGAAATGGCTAACAGTATGAATTGTTTTATGCAATTAACACCAGACAGAAAGCAGATAGGTGAAATGCTTGTAATGATTGCCGAGCCAAGAGAAAAGCGTATTTCAGAACTTGAAAAAGAAAATGCAGAATTGAAAGAAACACTTAAAAGGAGAAATCAAGGGTTAATTATGTTTGAGAAAGAAGTAGAAAAAAAAATAAAAAAAAATATGAAAAGTGCTTGACAATAAATCAAATAAGGTATAATATATAACCATAAGGCGGGAACGACAGCCCGCAAGGAGTAAAACTATGACATTCGACGGCAATCTTCAGACAATCAATCACTGGAAAACTTGGAACAAAGGAAATTTTGCTAGAATTTATGTGTCAAAAAGCGGAGCTTACCTTGAAAAAGGTGCTACAGGTCTTTGCAATCTTGTTGGAAATCTTCCGGCAGATCAGATTGCTTATATCTTTGAACGCGTAGGCTTTCTGCAGTTTGATGTTCTTTTTGCAAATCTTAAAAACAACAAATCAAAAGAGAAAAATAGAAAAACAATCGAAAAAGAAATCAGAGCTAAATACGGATTTGGAACCAGGAAGCTCTCGACAGAAGAGCTTATTGCTATGATGGCAGAAATCAAGGAAGCAACAAACGAAAATTAAATAAAAAAAATGCCGGCTGCAAATTACGACAGTAGCAACCGGCAGAAGTAAAATCTACAACAGTAGAAATTAGGATTATTTTACTGTATGTAGCCTAAAATGTCAAATAGGAGTTTATGATTATGGAAAAATCGGCAGTGATTGATATGGGTTTGAATAACAGTACAGAGATGAAGAACCTGGACTTTGTGAATAAGAATGCTTTTAGAATTTCAGTTTTTCAAAAGCTTTACAACAAAACAAAAGATGCGCTTGAAAAGCTTGATTTTGATGCTTACATCAAGGCGGAAAAAGAAAAGTTCATAAAAGGCGGGTTTGCAATATATGAATAATACCAGAGGCGGAAAAAGAGAGGGCGCTGGCCGTAAGCCTACGGGGCGGACAAAGGTGCCTTTGACAATCCAGGTCACGCCGGAGCTTGCTGCAGAGCTGAAGCAGAAAGCAAAGGCGGAAAACAAGACACTTTCGTGCTTTTGCGAAGAAAAGCTTGTTAAATAACAGAGGGGAAAATAATGAGTTTAATGAAAAAATGGTCTTATTTGCAAGGCTATCGATATATAGCAGAATGCTTTTTTTGATGGAAATTTCTTTCGGGGGCTTGATGCTTCAAACTTAACTTATAATTTCATAGACGAAATGAGGGCTATATTTTCTAAATATGAAGCTATAGCCGGAAGCGTACTTGACGAAGAGTAACGAAAAATAACAGAAATTAGCGGAAAATAGGGGAAAATTTCCCCTATTTTTTTTTATTTTTTCTCAAAATTGACTATAGTTCTATGCAGAACTACGCGGAGATTTTGAAGAAATATATTTCTGATATTAACACAGGCAAGATTGCGGCAGGCGTTTACACAAAAAAGGCGATAAAACGCTTTCAATCAGATTTAAGGCGACAAAAAAATGCCGATTTCAATTTTAAATTCCATCAGTCTTATGCGAATAAGCTCTTAGAGTTTGCCGAGAGCCTGAAGCCTGGCGACCTGAACGGCAAGACTATACATCTTTTGCCCTGGCAGATTTTTGTGCTTTCTAATCTTGAGGGCTGGAGATACAAGGACGATGAGAGCCGGAAGCGGTTCAGAACCGCTTATATTGAGCTGAACCGTAAGAACGGGAAAACAACCGGCATTCTTGAGCCGGAAGTCTTGTATAATTTTCTAAAATATCCGGCTTCTGAAAGTTACCTGGTCTCAAGCCGTGACGACTTGTCGGAAAAGACCTTTGGTGAGATTAAAGCAATCGTTCAGGCGGACAAGACACTTGATGAACTTCTAGATCTTAAATCATTAACAATTACTTTTAAAGACATAAGCGAAAAATCCCGTCTAGGCTTCTTCTGTGACGGAGGAAAAGATGCGGATGGATTTAAACCGCGCTTCTTTTGTCTTGATGAGTATCACGCTTTTGCATCAGACAAGATGCTGACATCTATGCAGTACGGAATGCGAAGCAAAAAAGATGCTCAGGGCGTAATGATCACTACTGCAGACACAAATATTGAAAATCCGTGCTACGCTCAGAACCAGAAGGCAAAACAGATACTTGACGGAACCTTAACCAATGAGGAATTCTTCACAATTATCTATGCGATAGATGAAAACGACGATTATCACAATCCGGCGGTGTGGCAGAAGGCTAATCCGTCGCTTTATGACATCATTGACCCTTCTGTAATTCAATCCGACATTGACGATGCAGAGCAGAGTCCGCATAAAATCCCGGAATTAAAGGCTAAGACCTTTGGCGTATGGGGCGGCGGAGGTGAAAAAAGCTGGATGCCTCTTGAAACATTCTTGCAGAATTCTGACATTAAGGTTGACTGGAGCGAGTTCGAGGGTGAGCCTTGCTACGGCGGCTTAGACCTCGCCCAGATTAACGACCTTGTAGACTTCACCCTTAAGTTCACTAAGAATGGCAAAGACTATTATAAGCACCGGATTTACATTCCTGAAGCAACCGCTTTTACCAGATATAAAAAAGAGAATGTCAATTTCCTTTCGTGGTGTGAGCAGGGGATAGTGCAGACTATTCCGGGGCCGACAATTGATTACAGCTTTATCACAAGGGACATTCTTGAAGATGCAGAACGCTTCAAGCTCGTAGCACTTGGCTACGATAAATGGCAGGCGCGGAATGTTATCGACTCCATAGAAGAGCAGCGGCCTGATATTCTTTTAATCGAAATCGAGCAAAGCTTGAAAAAGCTCTCTCCGATTTTCCAGTCTTATGAAAAATCAATCCTCGACGGAAAAGTAGTTGACAATAACCCGGTTATGGCTTGGGCCGTGAGCAATACTCAAGTGAAGCCTGATATTAACGGTAACTATAAGCCAATGAAGAAGAACAAGGCGAGCACTCAGCGCATAGACCCTGTAGTAGCTGCAACTATGGCACACGGAGTGTCAACTAACCCGGCGCTGCAGGCTCCTCAGGAGTTCAAGCCGGAAGATTTAATATTTATTTAAGACTATATATAGAGAGGTGTTTTATGAAAAAAAGAACATTCAATTTAATCGTCGGCATCTTAGGCGGACTTTCAACAATTGCGATTGCTCTTGTGACCTTCTTTGGTCCAGCTTACGCAACAGCAATTAACGCGGCTATCGGCATTGCAGACACTGCAGCGGTAGAAATCCTTTCACTCTTTGTTGTTAAAGAGGCCTAATGTGAATGTCGTTACAGCTATCACAATCGGCATCTCAATTGCCGGATTTATTGGCGGAATTGTAATCAAAGTTGCAGATGTCTCTCTGAAGCTGGGACGATTGACACAGCAGGTAGAACAAAACGAGAAGCGTGACACTGAAGAACGGGGTCACGCTTCCGCCAAGTTCTCAGAGCTTTACAACAGAACTGCTGACCATTCGGCCAGTATCTCTTCTCTTTCCGTGTCGATTAAGTCACTCACAGAGGCAACTTCACGAATTGAGAATAAGCTGGATCGGTTAATTGAAAAGGAGAGGGCAGAATGAACGCTACACCACAGACAAGAGCGCTTGCCATAGGAAAATGGGGCTGCCTTGCAATGTGCTACATCTACTGCGCAGGGGTTGAACCTGATGATCCGGAAGAGTACATCAGGCTTGTATCTCACGCAATGGATGAAGGTCTCCTTGACGAAGAATGCACAGTTCTTAGTGCTTCAAAGCTTTTGAAGTTTGTTTCCGGCAAAGATTATTATGTCGGAAAAAAAGATGTTGATGAAAAAAACATCAAGGATATAAAAGAGCCTACGCCGGTCCGTTTCTCTTATTACGGATCAGGACACTGGGTTGTAGTTGAGAACGGGGAGATTGCTTTCAATCCGCTTTCATATTCAAAAAGCGTTGAAAAAGGGCGGCCTACCTCTGCCCGTCCTATCACATTAAGGAAGTAGCTTATGGCAGAAGAGAACATAGAAGAAGGCCAGGAAGAAGAGGGCGGAAAAAAAGTAAAGGCACGGACTTGCAGCCTTATTGCTAAGGTGATAGGTGCACTTTACATTCTTATTGTTTCCACTTTGTCATTTCTGGGGATTTTTAACGCGCCTATTAAGGACATCTGCCTTATCGGCTTTGCAATTATGGGCATATTTGGCACGGTGGATTTAAATCTGCTTGTGGAAAAATTCACTCACACAGGAGATTAAATGAATTTAACTATAATTTTAATTCTTGTGATTGTTGCTCTTCTTACAATGCTCATAGGTGCCGTTCAGTCGGCACTGAAGATTAAAAAAGAGCTCGAAGTAAAACTGCAGAAGGCTGAAAACAAAAGCGCAGCACTTCAGCAGCTTCTTACAACTTATGCGGAGAAATTAAAAAAAAATGAAGAACTTAAACAAAAGATGGAAGCCGCTCCTGATGCTGACAGCTTTGCTGCTTCTCTTGAGCTCTTGCGTAAGCAGGCAGAAGCCGGAGAAGCCCGGAATAAATGACCTGATATATTTTCCTTCCTTTCCGTCGCCTTATTATGAGGACGGGGAAGCAATTCCGGTTTTTGACGGCGAGAATAAGACAGTCACCGTGCCCTATTGGTACTGGTGCGCAATTGTTAATTATGTGGCAGACACAGAGGCGGCGGTGTCTGCCTTGAATGACTATAATTTAAAGGAGGACTGAATGAAGCTGTTCGGTCTTAACATCACCAGAGACTCACGCAAGGTGCAGAATGATACATCAAAGGTGCCTATAAGCTCCAGTACAGGCGGCGGTTTGTTTTATTACTCGCCTTCAATGAGCGTGGCTCAAATGCTTGCTAATCCAACGCTGGCGGCTTGCGTTTATATCATATCGGATGCAGTGGCGGTCCTTTCGTGCAATGTTTACAAAAGAACTGAAAACGGGCGGGAAAAAGACACAAAGCTTGCGCTTTCAAAGCTTCTGCGGTTCAGCCCTAACTATGACGACACTGCCTTTACTTTCAAACAGCAGTTAATGCTCCACTTACTTTGCAAGGGAAATGCCTTTATTTTTGTTGAAAGAAATCCTGATTATTCAATTCGCGCCCTTTATCCGCTTGATCCTCAGACAGTAGAGATTAAGAGGGATGAAGAAGGCGATGTTTATTATGTCTACACTGTAGACGGAAAAAGCTACAAGTACAATACATCACAGATACTTCACATCCCGGCTATTCGCTATAACCGCCTCCGGGGCTTGTCGCCGATTGAATATTCAACACACGCAGCACAGACCGGCTTGAAACTCGACGAATACACAAATGACTTCTTTGACTCAGGAGTTCATTCTAAAGTGCTTCTGACCGTTCCCGGAGACTTCAAGAACTGGACCGAAGAAGATGACAGGAAGCTTCAGTCACGCTTTGTTGCTTCTTATGGCGGCAGAGAGAATGCTAATAAACCGGTGATAATGCACCAGGGAATGACCGCCAATTCAATTGATTTTGGTTCAAATCGTGACAACCAGCTCACAGAATTAAGGGCATATTCTGAAAAAGAAGTTGCCAAAATATACCGCGTACCGCTTTTTATGCTGGGTAAGGATGATGCAAAGTTCACCAATACTGAACAGCTCAACACATTCTTCCTTCAGCAGACCTTGACTCCGTGGCTTGTACGGCTTCAGGAGCGCCTTAACCTCTTGCTGCCGTCTTACCTTCGGGAAGATTATTATGTCGAATTTGACACGAACACAATGCTCCGTGCTGATTACGCGACAAGAATGGATGCCTATGTTAAGGGCTTACTTAACGGCATCTACACACCTAATCAGATAATGAAGATGGAAAACCTTCCGGCAATTGATGATGAGTCAGGCAACGAACACTACATCCAGGTCAATATGTCAACTTTGTCAAAAGTTGCAAAGCAGACAGATGCAGAACCTGAAGGGGAAAATCCTACTGTATAAAAAAGTAGACTATATAAGAAAGGAGGGCAAAAGATGCCTAATAAGACTTTAGAGGATAAGATTAAAGAGGGCAGACAGTACCGCTCGATGAAGCTTGAAGTAAGAGCTTCAGAAGAGGGTAAAGATAAGCCCTCTTACATTGTGGAAGGCTACGCAACAACCTTCGATGATCCGTATCTGATGTGGAGAGACGGTGATGTTGAATGGTACGAACAGGTAGCCCGTGAAGCATTCAAGAATGCAGATATGTCAGATGTCATTCTGCAGTATGACCACGAGGGCCATGTGTACGCAAGACTCTCTAACAACACACTGTCTCTGATGTGTGATGACCACGGACTGTTCGTTCGTGCAGATTTAGGCGGCACAGAGGACGGCAGAAAGCTCTATGAAGAGATTAAGGGTGGTTACACCGACAAGATGTCGTTCTGCTTTACCGTCGCTGATGACGAACTCCTTCGTGAAGAGAAAGACGGAAAAATCAAATATACGCGGAATATTACCGCAATAGACAAACTGTATGATGTAAGTGCAGTATCAATCCCGGCTAACGACGGGACCGCAATTTCAGCCCGTAACTATTGCAACGGAGTGATTGCAAAGGAAGAAGCGGAGAGACTTTTGAAGGCTGAAGAAGAAAAGAAGCTGCAGGAAGAACGGGCCTCAAGAGAGAGAGAGTTGGCTCTCCTGGAGCTTGAACAGTACAGGACTATTTAATTATAGGAGAATATTATGGACAAAAAAGAACAGCGCGCTAAACTTATTGCCGAGCTTCGCGCACTCGACGAACAGGTAAAGGCTGAAAATCGCTCTTACACAGACGAAGAAAACGAAACCTTTA